GTGACAAGCTAGATGCTGCCATGAAGAAGCAGGTCTACGCGGTTGATCCGTCGATTGTCGAAGATACTGTTCGCCACGACGAACTTGTCGGCAGGATCATGTACCAGTTTGATCGCAACATGAGGTCGGGTGGAAAGGTTTCTGTCGACAAGATGGTTGCTGACGCTTTTAACGAGCAGAGGCAGTATAACCAAAACTTGTATGATAGACTCAAGAATCAGCAGCCCCGTAGCGCGCCAATCATTATGAACCCGACAGGCAGTAATCCTGGTGGGAATCATGCCTTCAATGTGCACGATGAGAAGCAGCGTGATGCAGAATTTGTGCGGCGGCTGGAAGAACTAAAATCTTTGTCCTAACCAAAGGAGAATCCAGTGCCAGCTACGCTGACTACGATTTCAGCGCTTGCGAAGGAAATGTACGAAGAGCCGCTTCGTATGCAGCTGAATGATGACACGCTCATTCTTCGTCGTGTCACTCGGTCGAGTGACGGCGTAGAAACTACGATGGTCGGGGCAAAGTATGTTACTTTCCCGATTCATTACCTGCGCAACTCTGGTCTTGGTGCCAGGCGTGAAAATGAAACTCTGCCGACTGCCGGTCAGCAGGGATCTGCGGCGGCTCGAATTCCGCTGAAGTATCTTTACGCCAAGATCGGTCTGACCGGTCAGGTGATGAAGCTGGCGAATTCCAAGCCGCAGGTTTTCGTTAGCGCGCTCAAGCATGAAATGGAGCGGGTGCGTGTTGATGCGGCTGTCGATCTGAACCGTCAGGTTTATGGTACTGGTTCCGGCGCTCTCGCGGTCACTTCTTCGACTACCTCTCTGAACACTGCCGTTATTACTTCCGGCATTGACAATCTTCAGATGGCCGAAGTTGTCGACATCTACACGGCTGCGAACTTGGCTGCGGACTCTACCGCCAAGGCCACGGCTCGAAATGTCACCGCCATCGTGAACAACGATGATGGTACCGGTACTGTCACTTTCGACGGTGCTGCTGTGACTTTCGCCGCGAACGATGTCTTTGTGCGAACCGGTAACGCAAACCGTGAGTGGGCTGGCCTCGGTATTATGGTCGGCAACACTGGCGGCGTTTCGTATGAGAACATTGATCCGGCTGTTGTGCCTGTGTGGAAGTCTTACATCAACGCCAATGGTGGCACTCCTCGGGCAATTTCCGAGACCATGCTGTCGAAGCAGGTCGACCTTACTTACCGTCAGTGTGGCAAGAACGTGTCGGTGATGGTGACTTCTTTGGGTGTTCGCCGTTCTTACGCGAACCTGCTTACCCAGCAGCGTCGATTTGTCAAGACTACTGAATTTACTGGTGGTTTTTCCGGGATCGCATTTACCACGGATCGCGGCGACATTCCGATTGTCGCTGACAAGGATTGCCCGTTCAATACTATCTACGGGCTCCGGGAAGACGCAATCAAGCTTTACCGTGAAGCTGATTGGTCTTTCATGGATGAAGATGGTTCGATGTGGCTTCGGGACGCTACAAAGGACGCCTACACAGCAACTCTTTACCAGTACTCGGAACTGGCAACTGATCGCCGCAATGCTCACTTCAAGATTGCGGACATCACGGAGAGCTGATTTATCTGTCAAGCCGGAAAGGGCCTTGGTCTGAAAAGGCCGAGGCCCTTTTCTGATCCCTGGGGGGACAATGTTAGCTGTTTTGGCAGACTGGGGGCCAGAGACCATATTGGCTTTGGTAATTGTTCTGCTGTTGATGGGATGGCTTGTTCCGAAGAAGATTTCAGATCGAGAAGTACGTCGCCTTGAAAAGTACTACGAGGCGAGAATTGAAGAATTGGAAGAGCACCATCAAGCAATCTTGGCTAATTTGCGGCAAGCGCAAGACATCTCAGCACAGGCGCTGACCCAAAGTATCCATAATATGCATAGATTGGTAGCGATCGTAGATGAACAGTCTGTGCTCGCGCGTGTGGCTGCACCGGCGCTTGTTGCCCGCCAAGAAGTCTTGGAGGGACAACACGATGCATGAAGAAGATGATCTAATCCGCAGGATTCAAGCTGAACAGTCACTACTACATGTCCAAGATTTGACTCGACAGATAGGGCCACGAGAAGTTGAGGCTCATGCGTCTACAGAGCCAATTAGAAAACGCGAAGTACAGAATAACTTTTTGAAGGAAGCAGTTCGATTGCTTGAACAACGACGGGGGAAGTAATGGACATGGGGACATACGCCTTTTGGGGACTTTCCGCAACAGTACTCTTGGCTTGGTTAAGTGTAGTAATTAAACTTAAGTGGTGGACAGAAGCCATTGGTCGTTGGCTGTTCATTCTTTCTGGGGAACTTGTGTTTCTGTGTAGTTTTATATACGCTTTGCAGATTGATCTTGTCCCGGAATTCTTCCGTGTTCAGTACAGGCTTATTATTTATGGTACACTCGGGCTAGTAGTCCTTTGGCTAATTGTCGACATTTGGCGAAAGAATTGGCACCACTGGGCTTGGAGTAGAGAAGAGGATTAAATGCCTATTGCCGGTTCCGATGTACTGTATAAGTACTCGGTTAAAACGGGAGCAGCGGGAAACTCGACAGCAAGTTCTGCTGCTGCCTCACTTGGAAAGTACATTTCTACTACAGATGTCGCAACTGGTCTGAATGGGTTGTTTGATGATGTGTCAGCTGCTGAGAATGCGGCCAGCACTCTCGATTACAGGTCTTTCTTTGTCAGGAACAATCACGGCTCCTTGACGATGCAGAACACTGTTGTCTATCTGGCGTCAGAAACCGCCGGTGGCACAAATATCGCCATTGCTATCGACAACACTGCGGCTTCGGTGATTGGCTCAGCTTCTGCGCAGGGAGCAGAAATTGCTACAGAAACAACTGCGCCAGGCGCTGTCGGAGCATTTTCCTCTCCAACAACTGCCGGTACCGGTTTGTCACTTGGAAACATTCCAGCAGGTCAATGTCGACAGGTTTGGGTGAGACGCACAGCTACGAATAGCGTCTCTCAAGCCGATGGCGTCACTCTAGAAATTTCATTTGAAACTGCACCATAAGGGGAGAACTCATGGCTACTGGATGGCCGCTCGACAAAACTACAATGGATCAAAAAGGTGGAGAAATAATTGTTTCTCTCCAACAGGCTCTACTGGCTGCGCATCGACATAAGTTACTTCTTGATGCTCAGTTTTCTACAAATGCGCCTCTAATTTCCTTGGGCTATACAGATGCAGAAGCCACTATCTATAGGGCGAGCATTATTGATGCGGCTGCTCTGCGTCCAGTAGCTTATGGTATTTCAGTTCCAGGGGCAGTTAACAACTTTTTCTTTAACGGACAGAAGCTCGCTGGGATACATGCTATTTACTATGGCTGAGGTTTTTGATGGCATATCGGTCCGGGACGAAAGTCGATTACGCTCTGACTTCGGCGACCCCTTCTGTTACTGTTCCGTCTGGCGCCGCGACTAATGATATTGCGCTTATTGATTTGTGGTGTGAAACATCGGTTGCGGTGACAACGCCGCCATCAGGGTTCGCGTTGGACGCGACGGCCAGTCCTGGATCGGGTCGTAGCACGAATATTCGCCGGTATTGGAAGCGGTTGACCGGCGCTGACACCGGCTCCTACAGTTTCACTCTCGCATCGTCCGTGAATTGCATGTTCGTGTGCACACTATTCTCGGGGCGGATCACATCAGGCAGCCCGTTCGATGTGACCAGCGACGTGAGTGTGCAAAATCCAATCGCTGACTTGTCGCTAACTACCAGCACTGCCGGTTGTGATTTAATGGTCAGTATCGGAACCTGGGATACTTCCTGGAATACCAGTTTCCTGCCAGCAGGCGGCTGGACTGCTCGGAGCCCTGCTGATTACGTATGGGCTTACGGCCGGGATAATGTTTCTGCTGGTACGTACAGCGGTAACCCGACAAGTCCTCCAAATGATTCATATGTCGGGATCTACTCGGCGCTAAAACCTGACGGTGGAGGCGGTGGACCTGCGTCGCCATACGGATTTTGGATGCCTCCCCCTCGTAGAATAAGGACTAGGTAAATGGGAAGATACGCGGCGAGCGCAACTTCGACAGCAGGCTCTGCAACTTTGCCTATCGCGGCTCTTGTCGGAGGCACTACTAGTCGACCAAAAATTATCGAAATCGGCTGCTCGAATACTTCTTCGACGACAGCAGTCTCTATCGCCGTGCGCAGGATCACGACGGCTGGCACTCCTGGAACTGGGCTTACAGAATCTCCAGAATCAGGTACAAACGACATAGCTGCCCTTGCTACAGCGTTCAATACTTATTCTTCCACAGGACCTACCCTGTCGGATGAACTTCGCCGGGCTACTTTGGGTCCGCTGGCCGGAATTGTTTGGACCTTTGCTGGAGATGGACTTGTGATTCCTGCTACTGCAAATGCTGGCGTAGCGATCATTCCTACAGGAACAGGTCAGGTTTGCGATTTCTGGTTCGTATGGGATGAGTGATGGCAACTTATCGGCAGTATGCGATTCCGAGAGGAGGCGCGCCTTCTCGTCTTAAAGCTCGATTCATAGTTGCTTATCCGACAAGCCTGACGACAGTCACAAAAGACCTAGCTCAGACTTGGAATGTCAATGCTCTGATAACAAAGTCTGTAGCGCAGTCTTGGAACGTCAGCGCATTTGTAACGAAGTCTCTTAATGAGACTTGGGTCATCAACGAACTAGCGACCAAGTCGCTTTTTGAGACTTGGAACGTAAACGCTACGGATACCAAGTCTCTAGTTCAAACTTGGGGAGTTGGAGCCTTTGTAACAAAGGATCTAGCTGAAACTTGGGGCATCGGTGGTCTGGTTACTAAGTCTCTCAATGAGACTTGGGGAATCTACGCAACAGTAACAAAACACCTAGACCAGACCTGGATCATCTCAGAATTTGCTACAAAGATGATGCAGGTTACTTGGCCGATTTATGCTTATGTGACTAAATCCCTGTCGGAAACATGGGGTGTCGGCGGAATTGTTGTCCACCCGTTTGTGTTGTCTTGGAATGTCAACGCTCTAGCAACAAAATCACTTTCTGAGTCCTGGAACATTCAAGGTTTGGTAGTCAAGACTCTTCCAGAAACCTGGAATCTCAGTGCTTTCGTCACAAAGTCTCTCAACGAAACTTGGCAAGTTGATTCCGGCAATGCAATAATCACAAAGTCCATCACTCTAACTTGGCAGGTGAATTCCAACATGACCGGCAGTGTTGCAGACAACGAGTACGTTCGATTGACTGGTCTTGGCTATACTGGGACTGTCGCAGACATGCGTCGCAAATGGTGGCAGGATCAACTTGCATTGCCTGACGAGAATTTGTCGTCTAATGATCTGGAATTTGCCTATCTGCGAAGCATCGGCAGGACTGGATCACTTGCCGACATGCGCCAGCAAAACAACGACGTTGACTTCGAGTGAGGGACGATGACGAACCCGCTGTTTGGTGACAATCTGGTCGGCAAAAACTTCATCACTCCTGAGGGAATCTTCTCTCAAGAGCAACTTCTGATCGCTCAGATTTTGCACGATTACGACCCAACGCTTAGCTTGGTTCGGATCGAAAATCCACAGGAAGGGCAGATGAATTGTGCTGTTCTCTGCACGCCGTTTGTGGGTCCTGCTTATGTGGTCACTTATGTCAACCAAGCTGATGTCAATTATCGGCTCATTGCTCAGATATACGCTGCTGATATGCAGAAAGCTGGCCGTCCTCTGGAAGACCAGCTAAGAGCAAATGACATGGCGAGAGAGCTTGTCGAATCACTTCGCCGCGAAGAAATCATGGCAGAGCAGGCTGAATTTGCTGCCACTGTACTGAGGTCTCCGCTGCACAAGTACCGTCACAATGGGAAGGTGTACCAATAAATGCCACAGCCGCTCGGTACCAAGACTGTCGGTGATGTAATTACTTGGGTCACCGAGCAGTTTGGCGACGTTGCAAACGTCCAGATTGATTCGCCAAAGATAATTCGCTGGATCAACATGGCGGTGTTGGAGATTATTACTCGTGACCCAAAGGCTTATCAGGGTCGTTATGTGCAGAACTCTGTTATTGGCACTGGCGAGTACGATTATCCGACAGGGCTAATTCACGCCACCACAGTGAAGTACGATTCAACGATCCTGAAGACTATTGCTTTTGAGGAAATTCAGCGTCAGACAGAGGATGCTTTTTCGACAGAACAAGGTGTTCCCGTCTACTGGTCGCATCAGGCTAATATGTTCCAACTTTGGCCTGTGCCGGATGCAGTTAAAGTAATCACGGTCTATGGAACTGCCAAGCCGGCGAACGTTACCGTGGCTGCTGACTTGCTTCCCCTGTCGGATAAGTTCTTTCCACGTATTTGTGAGTATGTAGAAGGGTGCGCTAGAGAACTTGACGAGGACTACGAGGGTTCGGTAGCGAAGTTCACTAGGTTTGAAGATATGGTGAAGTTGGGTCAGAACTCTGGCGATGCAATGCTGGGAACCTACCCAGTAATGCGTGATCCCGAGGATGCTGATTATGACTACTAGGTTTCAACCTGTCAAATTGGGTCCATTTTCAGGTGGAATGAGAAATTCTTCAGGTCTTGGCGAAAATATCGCAGATAATGAAGTCTATGACCTGACTAATCTTGAAGTTGATCTGGACGGATCACTTGTTAATCGACCTGCTATCGCAGAACTGACGCTTAACTGGACTACTGGCGGTTCTGTAGCACCTAGCCCTATTACTAACCTCAGAATCATTGGTCGATACCGCCCAAATGATGGGCGGATTTTTCTTGTCATCTCTGTATCAGGAACTGTTCGGCTGATTAACGCTAGTTCGGGAATTGCTGAGCCTGTGACTGCTACTGTCGATGCAGTTACTTGCATCCAGTACAACAACAAACTTTGGGTGATTCCTGCTCCTGGATCAGCCAGTTCTGGTGGACAATTCGATGCCACTGCGGCTACAGTTACATACACGGCTGTAGCAGCGATTCCTCAGGGAGAGAGTGCAGTTCTCTATAAGGAACGCATCTTTGTCGGATGCGGGATTAATGCGACTTCAAACACTGCCCGAGTCAGGTTCAGCGCAATTGCTGATCCGACTACTTGGAACGGTGTTGACAACTTTGACGTGAGCCCTGGTGATGGTGAAAAGCTTGTCGATCTAGTTGTTGTAGCCAACGACATCATCATTTTGAAGGAGCATTCAACCTATAGATTTACGTATTCCAAGGCTCCCAGTGCTGCGGATCTTTCTGTTGTAGACACTAAAATTGGCGTACCTGCTATTAATTGCGCTGTGGTCTACAATTCCAACACTGTGTACGTATTGCACGACAATGCAGTCTATGAGCTTGTGAACTCGCTCTACAAGCGCATTTCTGCTGCTGTGTCGCTGACTCAGGTTCTTGACGTAACTCTCAATGCGTACGATACTTATGGCCTGACTCTATTCAGAGACAGGTTGTTTGTTCGGTACTACACAAATCTATATGTGTACTCTTTGCGAGTTCAGCGGTGGTCAAAATGGACGACAGCTAGGAAGTTTAGCAAGCTGACGGTTGTTGCGACAGCAGGGCTGGGACTCGATACTGCATATGCGCATAGTGCTACTTCTGATCTAGCTAACAAAATCTTTTTGTTCCGAGATGACAGAGTTACCGGTGTTGGCAGCACGGAAAGCTATGACTGGTCAATGCAGACTAAGATCACTCATTTTCAGATGCCGCACCAGTTCAAGGTAATCTCTCACGGCCATGTCGAATTGGCAACTTCCGGAAACTTCACGACGACAATCCGAATTCCTAACTCGGTCCAGAATCCGACATGGGATTACGAGGAAGCTAACTTTATATGGGACGATCCTGGAAATTGGGACGACTTTGATTTGACAGCCTACAGTGCTGTCGTAGCTCCTGGCGCTGGAGAATACAACGTCAAAGATGTGAAGTCAATCAGGCAGAAGTTTCGATTCAGAACTATGTATATTCTAATGTCAGGTGCTGCTATCGCAAGTACAAATGGGGCAGATTCCAGCGTCAAGATTATTGGTATGGTAGTATTCCTTAGAGAAGCTCAGCTTACGCCCAAGGAGACAAACTAATGTTTGGAGACTCTGGACTGGGTTATGGTGGGTTCCAAAAAGAGGACGCCTACACTCCATACGCTGCTGGGTCCAAAAAGTATGGGTTCGGAGCACGCAGTAATCCGACATCAGGGCCAATTGGTCCGGAAGGCCGAGAAGGCTATATTCAGAGGGACCAGCTTGCCCGAGCGCGTAGAAACGCGATTCTGCAAAGAATGAGCGCCGCTCAGCAAAAGAACTATATGGACCCTGATTACTTGAGAGGAATCTAAAATGGCTCCTGCTGGTGCTGTTGCCGGAAAAAGGAATACCGCAAAAGTTGCCGCTGCTGCTCCCCCCAGGGCTCCCGGGAAGGCTCCGAATCGTGCTCCTGCAAAAGTTGTTACGCCGGTAGCAGGTAAGAGAAATACTGCCTCACCTACTTATCGTGCGCCAGCAAAAGCTGCTGCTCCTGCACCGGCTCCGGTAGCAGGCCGTTCTGGTGGCGGTTTTTCCGGTGCTACAGCAGCTTCTGGTGATTTTTCCGGAGGCGGTGGCGCAGGATTCTCTGGTGGTTTTGAAATGGCTGCCGAGCCTGTGACGCAGGATATTACGATTCCTGATCCGCTTCAGAGTGAGCCGTATAAGCGTGCCAAGGCTGAAATGATGCGGGCTCGCGGCGACTTTGACTCTCAGCAGAATCTCGCCAAGGCTCAGTACGGTGCAACCTTTGACGACACTCAGCGACAAATGGGCTGGCGTGTAAAGGTTGGAGAAGGCGGGCCAGGATTTGATCCGAACGCTCAAGGAACTGCGTACGGAGATTCCTACTCTGCGAATCAGAATGACTTCGCCGGCCGAGGTATGTTCAATTCTGGGCAGTATCTGCAAGCCCTGTCGAATATGAACGGCAGCTTCAACGATCGACGTAACTCGACATTGCGGGACCAGAAGGACTGGACTGACACTCAGAATTTGAATCAGCGGAACTTCTATGGTCAGCAGGACGCTGCGGATCTTGCTTCTCAGGAAGATGCAATCAGCGCAATTATGGCTCAACTTGGTGTCGGAAGGGATCAGGTTACGCCCGGACGTCAAAATGTGATCCAGAGGCCGGTGTAATGTGGCTACCAGGGACCTGTCGAAATATGAACTACAGATGCTGGTCAAAGCTGGCTACAATACTCAGCAGATCCGTAGTTTTCAGCTAGGACAAGCTCCTCCGCAATTGATGACCCAGATGGGTCGAGTTATTGGCGGCAGGCTTGTTAACGGAAATGGTGGAGGTCCGCTTCCTCAATCTCCTCCGGCTGCCCAAATTCTGAGCGGTGCACGTGACCCTTTTACTGGTGGGGCAGCACGAGATCCTTTTACTGGTGGCGCTTCTCGCGGAAGTGGAACCGGAGGACTCGCAAGTGTAATTGCGAAAACCGCAGGTCGTGGAGAAACTCTTGCAGGTCGAATTGGGGACCTTGCAACTCGATCCGGCACGGCAATTCTGAAGGGTGCTCTTGGCGACCTCGGGATTGGAAATAATCGACAAAGAGACGCTGGTAAAGCTCGCGTAACAGGAAAACGCGGTGGAGGTTCTAGCACAGGTCTTGACGACATTGGCTACACGCCTGAAGAATTCCAGCAGCCTAATTTCGAGTACCGAGATTTTTCTGGACAAGCTGGCGAACAGGTGGGGGGAGTTTACGCTCCTCGGTATCGTGCAATTGACGAAGCAGCAGGACGCGCAAATGAGCATTACAAGCGTAGCGATACTCTTACCGCCGGGCTTTACCAGGCTTTGTCCGACAATATTGCTAAGATTGCTGCTGGTTCAGCCGCACGATATGCAGCTGCGGGACAAGACCAAACTGCTCGTACTAATCAACTGGTACAAGACACTGGACAAAACTATTCCAGCACCCAGCAGCAGGAAGCAGCCCTTCTGGAGGAAATGGGACAGCAGGAGGCCGCCCGAGAAGTTTTGGGTGATAATTCTGCCGAACAAGCTTATCAACAAGGGCAGGCTCAAAGACTCGGAGAAGCGCAGCAGGGTGCACTAATTCAGCAAGGCCAGACGCAGCAGGATTACACCAGCAACGTCGCAAATGCTGACGCGACTGCTGGCGTTGTTGCGCGCCAGAATTTGATTCACAATCTTGGGAACACCCTGTCGGGATTTGAGCAGGATAGGTTTAACCTTCAGGGCGACCAGGCGCAGGCAACTTTGCAGCTAGGCCAGCAACTGTCGGATCGAGACTTTGCTCGACAGCAAGCACAATACGGAGCTTATTCTGACGCCTATGGTGCGAACAATCAGAACCAGCAGTTCCTAGCAAATCTTGGCCTCCAGAAAGCTCAGATGGGACAGCAGCAGCAACAGTTCCTGTACGAGCAGCAGATGAATCAAGGCAGGAATGCTCAGCAGCAGGCGAATCTTGATCGACAGTTTGAACTGGATTCGGCTAAGTATGGCACTGACTTGGCAACTGCTCTTGCCGAACAAAGACTTGCTCAGCAAAAAATGGACTCTCAGGGCCAGCAGGGCTTGGAGTTCCAGAATCAAGATCCTGTTACCAGAGTGATTGGACAGATCTCCAGCGCCACTGGTGGAAACCAGTCAATGGCAAAAGATTACTACGACTTTGTTAGGTCCGCTACTTCTGCTGCTGCGGCCAGCGGGGAAGATCCTGCTGCCCTGGCTGGCAATATGTTCCAGTTTGTCGATTACATCAAACGGGCTGCTCAGGCGAAAGGAATGGACCCACTTGTAGCTCAAGCAGCAGCTTCGTCGTTCTGGTCTAACTTTTTGGGGAAGAAATGAGTGAGAGCGTAACTTCGCTGGCCAACAAATATGTCAAGGCACTACAGCAAGTTGGCTCTGGCCGTACTACAAAATCAACCCAACTTGCCTTGAACCTTACCGGGTACAAAGAGCAAGACTGGGGAGGGTTCGAGGGAATCCAGCAGCCAGCCGATCAAGGAATCGGTTCCCGGTTGCTGGATCTTCTCATGCGACCACTCTATACTTCAGCAAACGTTGTCAACGATCAGGTAGCAAATCTGAAGTACATGTCGAGTGCTAGTCCTCAAGATGTCGTAAAGCGTGCTGCACAACAAGGCGGTGCAGTTCCCGACATGGGCAAAAGTGCCTGGGAAGGTTTCTCAGGTCAGAAGAAGACTACCTACGCTGATGTTGTTGACACTGCGCTTCCTGAAGGTTGGGGAGAAGATTCAGGCACCCTGGAAGAAAAGGGTGTAGCTGGTCCTCTTAACTTTGCTAGGGACGTACTGGGGTTTGCGCCTGGTGGCGCAATTGCGGCTGGTCTTATTGACCCTTCTCAAAATCAGCGTCAACTTGCAATGGGCGTCGGTGGCCTAGCTGGCGACATTCTCCTGGACCCTAGCAACTTGATTGCAGGAGGACTTGGTACGGGAGCCAAGGCTGCAAAAGCCGCATCCAGAGCCAAGAAAGTTGTACCTGAGCCTCATGTCGATTCTGTCACTGGCGTTTCTCCGATGCAGCAGCAATGGCGGGAAATTACGGACCCTGCTGAAATTGAGAAGTACAGCATTAAAACTCCGGATGCAGGAACCGGTGTCCCTGAAACTGTAGCGCCAGTTCCTGCCTCAAACTCACAGGCAATTGCGGATCAGATTACTGCTCAGGCTGCGACGCCTCCTGAAGTTGTGCTGCCCAACACGCCTCGAAAAGCTCAGCAGGTTACAACTCTCGACAACGTAATGATGGGCCAGCACATTTCGTCACTGACAACTAAAGCTGCTGCCCGGCAAGCTACGGCTGAACGTGCACGAGTTAAGCCTCCATCGTTTATGAAGGAGATTAATCCTGATGAGTATTTGGCGTCGGCTCAGATTGCTGTCGACAGCACTTCGCTCTCTGCTCGTGAACTCTCCCGTATTGCTGGTATTGATTACAAGACTGCTCAGCGACACATTGCGCTCATGGAAAAAGACGGCATCATCGCCAACGGAAAAGAGTCACTGAAAGCTCGTGGCCTTGGCGGAAATGCTAATTCTTCGCATCTTGCTCGTACTGTCAAGGTCAACGAAATTCCGGCCGAATTGCTTATCAACAGAGTTGAGCCCACGGATGCAAGTCGTGCTGCGGCAATGTACGACGAAGTTGTGTCGGAAGCTCGAATCAAGTTTGATGAACTCGGTGGAACTGGCGCTAAGCCGAAGATTGTAGCTACCGACGGCAAAGGCTACACCATGTCGACAGCAGACATCTTTGAGGCCATGCCACGTGAAATTGTCGAGAACTATAACTTTGGGGGACTTGGCGGGAAAGGCGCAGCGAATCTCTACCCTTCCCAGTGGCACGCAGGGGCCGCTGAGGCGCTCCGTATGAGCGAGCTGGGGGTAGAGGCGGAGGTTGCTGCCCCTGCAATTGCCAACGCGATGCGAAACGCTCTCCGTGGAAATGCTTCTCGGGCGGCTTCAATTCAGTCCGCCGGAAGTGTAGAAGCAGTCGCAAAAGCCTTCTCAGAGAACATGCCCGCTCTTGCCAACAAACTTGTTGAGACTTCAAAGAAGTTTGGAACCAAGGATCTTGTCGACGGCGAGGCGATTGCTAAGGCCAAAGCGGACGATATCCAGACTGCTCTAGAGCAAGGCACCCTGTCGGAAGCAATTGATTCGGTCGCCAATGTCGGAAATGATATCAGTAAGGCTGCCCGACAAATTGGAGCTACTGATGATGCAGCAGTAGCAGCTATCCAACAAGTCGGCCCAATGGTTGCAAAGATTGTGCCAGAGGCAGACATTGCAGCTGCAAGGAATGCCAAGTTTGCAGAGAACGTGCGAATTCGTGAGGGGTTCACTCCGCAGGCCGACAAGAAGATTATGATGCGACACAATCGCATCTACGTGCTTGTCGAAAGAAACGCCGATGAGATTGCTCGTGAAGCTGGGATTCCTTATCTGACGCTCGGTGAAAAAGCCGACATCACGATGAATGGATTCCATGACAAATTGATGCACCCGCTGAAGACTGCATTTCAGTTTGGCTACCATACTGGTGGACAGGCTGACCTTTGGCGTGCTCTGGAATCTCGTGCAGACCGCGAAGGAATCATGTTTCGTAAATCTTTGAGAGACATTTCAAAGAAGCATGGAGCAAATGTGGATCTCGTGTGGACGGCGTTTCGTCGTGGTATAGTACCAAGTGACCCAGGTCTTCGTATTGCATATAACGACATGAAAGGGGTAATTGACCATACGATCGGAAACGGCCTACGCGGAAGGTTGTGGCGCAATGGAGCATCCATTGACGCTGTAAATCAAGCTCTGGACGAGGCGGGAAGTAAATTCCGCTTCAAGAAGCCGGCAAAGCCGGAGGATCGCGTACTTGTTCCGGAACAGGTGCGGGATTGGGATATTAAAGATCCGTTGCCAGAGCTTGAAAAAATTAACAAAGCAGCACTGTTGATTGAAACGCGGCAGACGGTTGGGGTTTCCGCGTCTCGCTTCGGAAGTAGCGTGCCTAAGCCGGGCTACGTTAAGCTGCGACCCGGAGATTTTTCTACGCTCGGTAATTACCTCGATACGGGTCTTTTCTTCCCTAGGGAGGCCGGTGAGTTCATCCAGCAGCTGGATAAGCTCATCGGTTCCCGAACTAACTTTCAGGGTCAAAAGGGCGGAATTGCGTGGTTTGCGAATCATATTATTGATCCGATCATGCAAATCTGGAAGCCCTTCATGACAATTGCCCGTCCTGGACACGTCACTAGAAATCTTTGGTCAGATATCATCCTGGCGTCGTTTAACGGCGTCAATTCTGTGCGCCCGTACAGAATCGCTGCCAAGACTCTGCAAGCTGCTGGTGAGTTCACAAAGACTGGTGTAGCTGGCATTGACAAACTTCGTGACGGAATTGTCTCCGGCGCCGATGTGGCTTTCAAGTACCGTGGCAAGGATATTTCCTACCAGGGTCTGTATAAGATGGCTCACGAGAATGGTCTGCTTCAGAACTGGCACTCGACAGAAGACATCATGGAAGGTGCCACGAAGCTAGGCGACAAGCTTCTGCACAGCAAGTACATGGCAGGAATGGGCAAGGTCAACGAAATTGAAGGGCAATTTGCCAGGATCGCTCATTTTCAGGGCTTGCTTGAAAAAGGCATAGATGTTACAGAAGCGGCTAAGCAGGTTCGGAGATTTCACCCGGATGTAAAGGGGCTGACTCCCTTCGAGTCAAAGTACCTGCGGCGAATTTTCCCGTTCTACTCTTGGTTCCGACAGGCTATGCCGGTTGTTCTGTCGACTATGCTCCAGAAGCCAGGACGTGTCACTGGACTTTTCAAGGCGGAATACAATGTTGCGACAGCTATGGGTGTCAACCCCGACAGTATTGTCGATCCCTTCCCGGATGACAAACTCTACCCTAAGTTCATTCGAGATAACATCGTCGGTCCACTTGTTGGGGATTGGGGTGCAAATCTTGGTACCCCGCAGGAAGGCTTGCTAGGCGACACCCTAAATGGATCACCGGCGCGCAACATCGCCTCGATGGTGAATCCGCTGTTCAAGTTCCCGTATGAGGTTGCTAGCAGGAACAATGTCAGCACCGGCGCGAACATTGCTGACATGTCGGATTACATCGACAGCAACATTCCGATCGTGAATCAGGTCGCAAACATTTCAGGACATTCTGTCACTGGTTTGGGCGCTATGCAGCGTCAGGTTGAAATTGGAGAAAAGAACAGGGTTTTCAATACTCAGCTGGTAAACTTCTTGACAGGACTTGGCTTGATGGACACAGGCAAGGAATCCTACAAGAACATTGCCACTAGAGAAAGAAATCAATGACAACGCCTTTGGTCGGAAACTCAGTATTTGATGTACTGAGTCGTCGGCCAAGCGAACTCAATCCTGAACCTGAGCAGCAAGAAGGCGCGCTAGACGAGTACGATTATCGTCCGTACTGGCAGAAAAAAGCAGCCATCCGTGAACAAAAGATGGCGGGCCAGCACGAGCAGGATCGTATTTCTCCGATCGCTGACACTCTTGGCCTGGATCAATTTGCGTCCCGCTTGCAGCCTATTCGTGACATCGGCCAGAAAGCTCTGATCGGTGAGAAACTTTCTGCCCAGATGCAGGAAGAACGCAGGCGACAAGCTGCGATTGCTGCTGCGGAAAAACAACGTCAGTCAGCGTGGCAAGAAGCCATGAATACAATGTATTCTGGTGGGAATCTTGGCGCGCTAGGAATGATGCAGTACCAGCAGGCTGGAGCAAATGCCGGCACTGGCTGGGGTGGTGGCGGCGCTCAAGGTGTTGCAAATGTACTCCGACAGGCAGGATTTCCGGAGTCTGCTATTCCGACAATGATGGCAATTGCCAAAGCTGAATCGGGATGGAACCCTGCTGCTGTAAATCGCTCGAACCGCAATGGATCAATTGACCAAGGTCTTTTTCAGATCAACTCTGTCCATCGAAACAATCCCTGGTATCCGAAGAATCCTCTAGACCCGTACCAGAGTGCTGTCGCAGCATACAATATCTGGAAGGGTGCGGGCGGAACTTACCGCGACTGGACTGTCTACAATTCTGGTGCCTAC